CCCCCGCTTCCGCGTGGTGGCAGGGCGAGGCGTTCCAGCCCTATTCCGAGTTCCTGACGGCCAAGGGCCTGACGATCGATGACCCGGCCGAGGCGGCGGCACGGGCGGTCAAGGGCTGGCAGAGTGCGGAGAAGCACCTGGGCCGCCCGGCCGACGCGCTGATCCAGAAGCCGAAGGAAGGCCAGGCGCTGGCCGAGTGGATGCGCGAGAACGCCGGGATCTTCGGCCTGCCCGAGAGCCCGGAGAAGTACGAGCTGAAGGCGCCGAAGATGCCCGAGGGCGTCGGCTGGGACGCGACGCTGGAGGCGAAGGCCCGCGCGGTCGCCCACGCGAACGGCGTGCCGCCCGCCGCGCTGCAGGCGATGACCGAGGTATATGCCGCGCATATCGGCGAGGTCGCGCAGGAGGCGCAGAACGGCATCGCCGCGGCGAACCAGGCGATGCTGGCCGACCTGATGAAGGACTGGGGCCACAACACCCCGCACATGATGGCCGTGGCGCAGCAGGCGGCGCAGGCCATCGGGCAGAAGGCGGGCCTGAGCCCCGAGGGACTGGCCGGCGTCGCCATGGTCCTGAAGGAGAAGGTCGGCGACGCCGGGGTGATGAAGATCTTCGCGACCATCGGCGAGATGATGGGCGAGGACACCCTGCAGACCGGCGGCACGCAGTCGCTGGGCATGACGCCGCAGCAGGCCGCGGCGCAGCTGCGCGCGATGGACGCGCCCGATGGCGAGTACGGGCGGGCCTATGCCCGCGGCGACCGCGCCGAGATGGCCCGGCTGCAGGACAAGCGCAACGCGCTGATCCGCATCGCCGCCCCGACGATGGCAAGCTGAGGAGAGGACCATGAGCGAAGCGAAACCCAAGAAGGCCGCCGCGAAGAAGGCCGAGGCGCCCCCCGCTTCCGCGGGGGCAGGCTCCCCGCCAGAGCCGACCCTGCCCGAGGCGATCGCCGCGGTGCGCGCCGCGATCGGACGGATGGAGTGGAGCGCCGAGCGCGACGCGGCGGCGCGGGCGCTGGAAAAGCTGGCGCGGCGCGCGGCCCTGCTGCCGCCCGCCTGATGGACTATCCGGGGCGGGGCTTCCTCCGCCCAATGGCACCGGAACAACAGGCGGGGGCGGTGCGCCCCGGAGACCCCCGCCGACCATCGGGAGAGGATGATGACCGAGGAGCTTGCCGCAGATCTTCTTAATTACCTGAAGATAGCCATGATGGAGCGCTTTCGTCTGTATCGGTCGTCGCCCGTCCGTATCTTCCTGTTCAATGAGATGGCCGAGCGCACCGATCCCGGTGATGGTGCAATCCGGACCGGAGACTTCCTGAGTGATACATCGGAGTTCGGGCTTCAGCGCCTGGTCCGACTGCATGTTGACGCGCTCGGTCGCGGCGTCCTGAAGAATTGGCCGCCGGATGGCCCGGCCCAGACGGTGGGCGTGGAGTGGAGCGTGACGACCGAGGAGGATGGCAGGCTCTGGTTCGAGTTGGCCGCCGGCCCCAGGCAGGGGGTTTTCGTTCCCTATTGACAGACTGAATTCCCTTCCGCATTCTGCCCGCGAATCGCCGGGTATCGGCCCGAGGACCGCAAGGCACACCAGATGCAGCGGTCCGCCGTCCGGATGGTGGCGGGGAAAACCCGCCGCGTAGGCCACGATACGGCCAGATGCGGGTCCGGCGCCGTCCGGGCATCCCCTTCGAAAAACCACATGGATCGTCGTTTTTCAGGAGGGGGCAATGGCCTTCGACCAGCTCGTAGAGAGCCACCACAAACTCACCTTCGCCGCCAACTTCATGCTGGCGACCCAGTACATGGGGCCGAAGCTGCGCCCCTACGTGACCGAGCAGCAGTGTTCCGGCGAGGGCGCGACCGCCGCCGACCTGATCCAGCCGGTCAGCGCGACGCGGTTCAACGGCCGCCGGCGCAGCAACCCGGAGAACCCGGCCTCGCGCACCCGGCGCTGGCTGGTCTATCGCGACCCGATGCAGACGGGCCAGTACCTGGACAGCGTCGACAAGTTCCGCATGATCGACGACGCCGGTTCCGAGCTGATGCGCACGCATTCGATGGCGATCGGCCGGGCGATCGACGACATCATCCTCGGCCTCGACGAGGACGGCAACATCGCCGAGGGCGGCATCCTGGGCACGGTCGTCGAGGGCAAGCGCCCCGGCGGCGCGGGCGTGGCCCTGCCCGGGTCGCAGTCCACCGTGCACGGCAGCGTCGGCCTGACCATCGCGAAGCTGCGCAAGGCGCGCAAGCAGATGGGCCTCGACAACGTCGACCTCGACCGGGTCAGCCCGGTGATGGCGATCACCACCAACCAGCACGACGACCTTCTGGGCATCGTCGAGACCGGCACCGCCGACCTGAACCAGCTGGAACAGCCGCAGCTGCGCGACGGCAAGGTCACCCGCCTGATGGGCTTCACCTTCGTCGAGTGCAACCGCCTGCCGAAGGCCGGCACGACCCGCTACTGCCCGGTCTGGGTGAAGGAGAAGGTCAAGCTGGGCATCTGGCAGGACGTGCGCCCGCGCATGTGGAACGACAGTTCCGCCGGCATGATGCCCTACATCGACGTGGACGTGATCATGGACGCGACCCGCGTCGAGGATGTCGGCGTGCACGTCATCGAGTGCACCGAGGCCTGATCGACCGGGGGGCGGTGACAGCCGCCCCCTTCGCCGTTTCACGACACACGAGGAGGCCGACATGGCCGTAGTCAGCAAGAAATCCACCCTCTACCGCGACGAGCAGGCGGGCGGCGCGGTGCCGGACGCCCTGATCGTCAGCGGCATCACCCGGCGCGCGGTCGGCGAGATCGCCAACGCCGCCGACGACAGCAACCTGTCGATGTACAAGATCTGCACGATCCCGAGCTGGGCCTATTTCCACCCCGAGACGATCTTCGACGTGGAGAACTGGGGCTTCGCCGCGGTGCGGATCGGGACGAAGACCGATGTCGACGCTCTGCTGTCGGTCGCGACGACCGCCGCCACCACCCAGTCGCCGATCACCGCCCGCGCCGCCGCGAGCGGCGACCGCGTGTGGGAAACGCTGGGCCTGAGTGAGGACCCCGCCGAGATGATCGACCTCTATGCCCATGCGATCGCCGGCGCGACCGGCGCGGGCGTGATGAAGTTCTGCGTCGCCTGGGTCGACAACAAGTGAATCCGCGCCCGGCGCCCCGCGCGCCGGGCCGCATCCAGGGGCGGCCATGACCGACATCGCGACCTCGGGCATCGTGCAGCAGGCATTTCGCCTGATGGAGATGTCGCCGCCCTCGTCGCTCGGCGACGGGAGCGAGGCCGCGCAGGCCGCCGCCGAGCAGTACCCCGTCGCGCTGGAGATCGGCCTCGAGCATTGCGACTGGAGCTTCGCGAGCAAGCCGGCGGACCTGGCCGCGGTGGACGAGGCGTCGGGCGACCCGAACCTGCCGAACGTCTATGCCCGGCCCACCGACCTTCTGCACATCCGCGAGGTCTGGCCGCAGGACGCGAACTGGCGAATCGACGCGGACCGCATCCGGTCGGACTGCGCCGCGCCGTTCCACGTGCGCTACACCGCGCGGGTCAGCGACGAGGACCGGATGCCGGCGATATTCCGCACGGCCGTCGCCTATCAGCTGGCGAGCCTGCTGGCGCCGCGCTGGACCACCAGCATCAACCGCGCGGGCGAGCTGGGCAAGGCCGCGGCCGTCTGGCTGCGCCGGGCCGCGCGGGCGGACGGGCGCAGCGCGTCGGGCCACCGGGCGGACGGGCTGGCCCGGCAGGGCGACTGGGCGTCGATGGCGGTCGCGCCGTACCTGGGGCGGTTCCAGTGAGGACGAACCCGGGACAGTCGAGCTTTTCCAGCGGGGAAATCTCGCCGCTGCTCTACGGGCGGACCGACTACCAGCGGGTGCAGACGGGCCTGCGCAGGTGCCGCGGGTTCCTGCCGCTGCGCCAGGGCGGCGTCACGCGCGCGCCCGGGACGCTGTACCGCGGGGCGACGAAGGACGATGCCGCCGGGCGGCTGATCGGGTTCACCTTTGCCGAGAACGATTCGGTCAGGCTGGAGTTCACGCCGAACGTGATGCGCGTCTGGCGTTATGGCGCGCTGGTGCAGCTGGGCGGCGCGCCCTACGAGCTGGAGACGCCCTATGGCGCCGGATCGATCCCGCGCCTGAAATGGGTGCAGTCGGCGGACCGCATCTGGCTGGTGGACGGCATCCAGCCGATGCAGGAGCTTTCGCGGTTCGCGCTGGACAACTGGACGATCGGCGACGCGGTGCTGGAGAACGGCCCGTTCGAGAACGAGAACCTGGACCGCGACATCACCGTGCAGGCGAGCGCCGAGACCGGCACCGTCACCCTGACCGGCGTGGGCGATCCGTTCGACCCCGGCATGGTGGGCGGCCTGATGTCGCTGCGCGCGCCGGACAATCCGGACGTGGGCCTCTGGATCGGCAATGCCGCGATCTCGGTCGGCAACCGGCGGATCTATGACGGCAAGGTCTACGAGTACACATCGGGCACGAACACCGGACCGAACCCGCCGACCCACACCGAGGGCGAGGTGAACGTCGGCTCGAACGCCAACTGGCTCTACCTGTCCGACGACACCGGGATCGTGCGCATATCCGGCGTGACCGATTCCAACACCGCGACGGGCGAGGTGCTGAAGCGCCTGCCGCAGCGGGTGGTGGACGATCCGACCTATGCCTGGGCCGAGGGCGCGTTCAATCCCCGCAACGGCTATCCCAGCGCCATCGCCCTGCACGAGCAGCGGATGTGGCTGGGCCGGACCGCGCGCAGCCCGCGCACCCTGTGGGCCAGCGCCGTGGGCGCGTTCCGGCTGTTCGAGCCGGGCATCGAGGCCGACGAGAGCTTTGCCTTCACCATCGACGGCGGGACCACCCAGAACGCGATCCAGTGGCTGCAGCCCGGGGCGCGCGGCATCCATGTCGGCGCGCTCGGCGAGGAATATTCCTCGAAGTCGTCGTCGGCGCTGGAGGCGATCGGGCCGCAGAACGCGGTCTTCCGGCTGGATTCGAGCTTCGGGTCGCTGGACGCGCAGCCGGTGGCGCCGGACGGGCGGCCGATCTTCATCGCGCGCGACGGTGCGCGGGTGTTCGAGCTGCGCTACCAGTTCGACGCGGATGCGAACGTGGCGGTCGAGCTGAGCCTGCCGTCCGAGCACCTGGGGGCCGAGGGTTTCGCCGAGATCGTCTGGGCCGCCGCGCCGCAGCGCATCGCCTGGCTGCGCCGGGGCGACGGCACGCTGGCCGCCATGGTGCACGACCCGAACGAGGACGTGCTGGGCTGGGCGCCGGTTCCGGTGGCCGGCGGCGCGGTCGAGTCGATCGCGGTCACCCCGAACGAGACCGGCACCGCCGACCAGGTGACGCTGATCGTGCGGCGGGTGATCGACGGGCAGACCGTGCGCCATGTGGAAGACCTGTCGCCGAGCTACGGCACGGTGCAGGCCAACCAGCCGATCGCCACCGCGAACCACCTGTTCGCCGCCGTGGTCAAGACCGGCGCGCCATTCGCGGCCGTCGAGGGGCTGGAGCACCTGGAGGGCGAGACGGTGGCCGTCTGGACCGACGCGGGCGAGCTGGGGCCGCTGGTGGTGGAGGCCGGCGCGGTGACGCTGCCCGCCATGGTGACGCGCGCGACCGTGGGCCTCTTCGACGACACGCATCTGATCGAGACGCTGGACGTGGCGGGCGGCGTGCGCGAGGGCAGCCCGACCGGCCGGCAGAAGCGGCTGAAGGGCGTCGGGATGCGCTGGCACCAGACCGCCGGCGCGGAGATCCGCACGGTCGAGCGCGAGTTCGGCCGGCCGGACATCGAGAACATGTGGGCCGACGTGCTGAACGCGCCGGTGCCCGGCGACATGACGGCGGGCTTTGGCGGCACGACCCATGCCAGCGTGCCGTCCGGCTATGCCCGCGAGGTGACGGTGCAGGTCCGCCCGCGCGGCGGCGCGCCCATGACCCTGCTGGCGGTGACGCCGCTGCTCGACACGGCGGGGGGCTGAGGCCATGTGCTTTCCCGCCATCGGCGCCGCGATCGCCCCGATCCTGACCCCGATCTTCGGCGGGGCCGCCGCCGGCGGTGCGGCCGCGGCCGGCACCGGCATCACGGTCGGCAGCATCCTGTCGACCGCCGGCGCGCTGATCGGCGCGGGCGGGGCGCTGTACCAGGGGCGGATGGAATCGGCCGCGGCCGATGCCAACGCGAAGTACGTCGAGCAGCAGCGCCGGTCCGAGGCGATGCTGGCCGCCGTGCAGGACGAGCGCACGCGCGAGCGGATGCGCGGCGCGATCGCGCAGCAGCGGTCGCAGCTGGCGGCGCGGGGCGTGTCGCTGGACAGCCCGACCGCCGTCCTGCTGGGCCGCAAGGCGGCGGAGGAGATGAGCTTCGCCAGCCAGTCGGTGCGCAGCGGCGCGGCGGCGACCGACGCGGAGCTGAGCGCCGAGGCGCGGATGTACCGCGGCCGGGCGCGGACATCCATGCTGACCGGTCAGTTCAGCGCGGCGGCGGGCCTCCTAAGCAAGGCGCCGGACCTGTGGCCCGGGCTGGCCGAGCGGCGGGTGCTGACATGAGCATCACGATCCCCCTTGCCGGCATCTCGGGCGGGCGCGCGGCGCGGGTGCGCGTCGAGGCCGACCAGACCGGGCAGGCCGTCGCGGGCTTCGGCCAGGCGCTGGCGCGAATCGGCGACGCGCTGGAGGGCGACCGGCTGGACCGCGAGATGGCCCGCGCCCGCGTCGACATGGCGCGCGAGCTGGGGACCGCGCGGCAGGAATTCGAGCAGGTCATGGACCCCGACGCGCTGGACGCCGGCTGGCAGTCCCGCGTCGCGGAGATCCGCGAGACGCTGGGCGCGAACGTCGACCCGCGCAACAAGGCGCGCTACGACATCGCCTTCGACGAGCTGCGCGACCGGCACGGAATGGCGCTGGGGGCGCGGGCGCTGGACCTGCGGCAGGGGCAGTACCGGATCAGCGTCGCGGACCACCAGCAGACGCTGATGGGCCAGGCGGCGACCGCCGATCCCGAGACGCGCGGCGCGCTCTACGACCAGTTCACCGACAACGTGGCGCAGGCGATCAGCGCGGGCGCGATGACGCCCGAGCAGGGCGCGGACCTGCTGCGCGGTACGCGCGACGGGATGGAGCGCGCCGCGGGCCTGCGCCGGCTGGACGACGACCCCGCCGGCCTGATCGCCGCGCTGGACGCGGGCGAGTTCGCCGAAGCCGACCCGATCTGGCGCGAGGGCCTGCGCAGCCGCGCGACCAGCGCGGTAGCGAGCCAGGCCGCCGCCGCCGAGCGCGAGGCGGCCCGGGCCGCGGCCGAGCGCACGCGGCTGATCGGCGACCGGCTGCAGAACGGGCGGGACATTGCGCGGGCGGGCCGGGTGAACAGCTGGGAAGTCGACATGCTGGCCGACCCGGACATCATGGAGCACCCGGACTATGCCGAGTTCAAGGCGGCGGTGGACCTGCGCGACGCCCTGCCGGAATTCGCGAAGCTGCCCCCGGCCGAGCAGGCGGCGCTGATCGCGGCGGAGCGGGAAAAGCCCGTGACCGAGCGGTTCGAGACGCGGCTGCTGACCGAGATGGAATCGGTCCATGCCGCCAGCCGCACGGCATGGGAGCGCGACCCGATCGCGCAGGCGCCCGAGATCGGCCTGAGCCCGCCCCCGCCCCTGCCCGAGGACATCGCCGCCGCCGAGCCGTCCGACCTGGTCGGCGCGTTCCGCGCGCGGGCGGGTTATGGCGGGGCGCTGGCCACGACCGGCTATGTCGGGCGGCCGGTCTATTTCAGCCAGGACGAGCGCGCCGCGCTGAAGGAGGCCGCGGACCTGGGCCGCAGCCCCGAGGAGCGCGCCGCGCTGGCCGCGAGCATCGTCGCGGGCTTCGGCCGCGATGCGCCGCGCGCGCTGGCCGAGATCGGCGCCGACGATGTGTTCGCCCATATGGGCGGGCTGGCCGCCGTGGGCGGAAGCCCTGCGCTGGTGGCCGAGGCGTTCCGCGGCCAGCAGGCGCTGAAGGACAACCTGACCGTCCTGCCCGAGGCGCCGGCGCGGCGCGGGATCGTGGACGAGACCTTCGGGGACCTCTTCGCCGGCGACACGCCGCTGGAGGGCCGCATCGTGCGCGCCGCCGAGGCGGTCTATGCCGGGCGCGCGCGCGGCGTCGATCCGAAGAGCCGCGAGGGCGAGCGCCTGTTCCGCGCCGCGCTGCAGGAGGTGCTGGGCGCCGGCGTCACCCCGCGCGGCGAGCAGACCGGCGGCGTGCAGTCCGTGCGGCGGGTCGAGACGCTGCTGCCCATGGGCGTGACCGGCGACGCGGCCTCCACCGCGCTGGACATGGCGAAGCCCGAGGCGCTGCGCGCGGCGAGCCTGAGCGGCGGCGCGCCGATGTATGCCGGGGCCGAGCCCGACGCGCGGGCATGGGCCGGCGTGCGGCTGCGCGCGATCGGCAACGACCGCTACGCGCTTTACCGCGAGGTGCAGGGCCAGCGCTACGACCTGACCGATTCCGAGACCGGCGGGCTTTACGTCATGAGCCTGACCCGGCTGATCGCGGAGGCCGGGCGATGACCTTCTACCTGCCGTCCGACCCGCCGACCCGCGCGCCGAACCCCGCCCCGCGCGAGGACGCCGGCACGATGGAGGTTCTGGGCGCGGCGTGGACCGCCGAGTCGATCGAGACCGATGCCTGGGGCCGCGAGCGGCAGGTGCGCCAGTCCATCCTGCAGGAGATCGAGGACCGCATCGGCGGTTTCGAGGCCGACACGATGCCGGCGCCCGATGCGGGTTTCACGCCCTTCACCGACGCCGCCGCGCCGGAGCAGGTGACCGAAGAGATCGTGGCGCCGCCGTCGCCCTGGGGGCGGAGCGAGCGCGAGGAGCGGGCGCTGCTGGCGCGGGCGTCGCGGTTCGCCGCGCGCAACCCGGCGGATTACGGCGGCCTGCCGCTCGACCCCGACCAGCTGCAGGAGGAGGTGAACCGCCGGCAGAAGGCGGAGCTGGACGACGCCTATTCCGTGCTGCAGGTCGGCGGCGCGGTGCCGGAGTTCCTGGGCCGCGGCGCCCGGGCGACGACCGATGAATTCGGGCTGGCCTTCGCGCTGATCGGCGGCGGGACCGGCAGCCTCGCCCGGGTCGCGGGTCGCGAGGCGTTGCTGGGCGGCGCGTCCGAGGCGATGATCCTGCCCCGGATGTACGACGTGGCCGAGCGGCTGGACATCCCCGATCCCGACCCGCTGGCGCAGATCGCGCTGGCGGCGGGGTTCTCGGGTGCCTTCGGCCTCGGCATCGAGGCGGCGCGCCGGGGCCTCGCCTTGACCTTCGGGCGCAGCGCCCACGAATCCGCCGCGGTGCCGGGCGCCGATCCCTACGAGGTCGATGCCGCGATCAACGCCGCCGAGGCCGCGATCCGCCAGGACCTGCCGGTGCAGGCGGCGCCGTCCGACTGGGAGGCGATCAAGGCCGGCATCTTCGCGGGCGAGAGCAACGGCGATTACGACGCGCTCTTCGGGTTTTCGAACCGCCCCGGCGGGCCGTTCGCCAGCGTGCGGCTGACCGAGATGACGGTGGACGAGGCGCTGGCGTTCTCGGACCCGCGCGGCCCCTACGCGACATGGGTGCGCGGGCAGGTCGGCCGGGTGGCCACGCCGATGGGCGCCTACCAGGTCGTCGGCACGACGCTGCGCGCGGCGAAGCGCGGCCTGGGCCTGACCGGCGCCGAGCGGATGACGCCCGAGATGCAGGACCGCATCGGCCAGTGGATCCTGCGGACGCAGGGCACCGGCGCGTGGGAGGGCTATCGTGGCCCGGGCGTGCCCGGGACCGGCGTCGCCGACGACATGGCCGCGCCGTTCCGCGGCGGCACGCGGCGCGGCTATACCGCGCCCGACGAGGTGGTGACGCCCGGCGGAATGCGCGTGGGCGTGGCCTACGAGATCGTGGATGCCGCCGACCTGATCCCGGCGAGCGGGCGGCTGCAGCCGCGCGACCGCAGCCGGGCGGCGAGCGACGAGCAGATCGGCGAGATGGCCGCGCGGCTGGACCCAGGCCGGCTGCTGCCCGGGCCGGAGGCCGACCGCGGCGCGCCGATCGTCGGGCCCGACAACGTGGTCGAGAGCGGCAACGGCAGGGTGCAGGCGATCCTGCGCGCCTACGACCAGTTCCCCGACCGGGCCGACGCCTATCGCGCGGCCATCGCCGAGGTGGCGGAGATACCCGAAGGCGTCGAGCGCCCCGTTCTGGTCGCCCGCCGCACCACCGACCTGGACGCGGGCGGGCGCGAGGAATTCGTGCGGCAGGCGAACACCAGCGCGATCGCCCGCATGTCGGCGACCGAGCAGGCCGGCATGGACGCGCGCGCCGTCGACGACACGGTGCTGGACCTGTTCGACCCCGCCGCCGGCCTGACCGCGCCGGGGAACCGGCCGTTCCTGCGGGCGATGCTGGCCCGCCTGCCGCAGGCCGAGCGCGCGGCGATGGTCGGCCCCGACGGCGCGCTGAACGCCGAGGGCGCGCGCCGGGTGCGGCAGGCGCTGTTCGCGCGGGCCTACGATGCGCCGGACGTGACCCGGGCCGTGGCGGAGCTCGACGGCGGCGAGCTGCGCGGGATGGCCGAGGCGTTGGCCGATGCGGCGCCGGCCTGGTCCGCGCTGCGCGCCGAGATCGCGGCCGGGCGGCTGAGCCCCGAGCTGGACGCCACGCCGCAGCTGATGGACGCGGTGCGCCTGATCGCGCAGGCGCGCGAGACCGCGGCGGCGTCGAAGGGTGCCGTCAGCGTGCGCGGCGCGATCGACGACGCGCTGGCGCAGGACGACCTGATCGCCGGGGGGCTGGACCCGGTGACGGCGGGCTTCGTCGCCGTGTTCTATCGCGGCGACCGGGCGCGCCCGGCGGGGGATGCGGCGCGGCTCCTGAACGAGTATGTTGACGAGGCGCGGCTGGTCGGGTCCACCGAGCGCGGCCTGTTCGAGGACGTGGGCCAGCCGAGCGCGCGGGAGGTGCTGGATGCCATCAGACGACGGGAAGACGGCGAAGCCGCTGGCGGCGCTGGCGCTCGGCCGGGTGCTGCAGCGCGCGGGGCGCAGGACGCAGGACCCGGACCTCGAGATCGCGGGGCAGGACCTGACGGAGGCGGCGGTTACCTCGGACCGTCCGGAGCCGGACGAGGCGCCGGAGACGCCGGAGGCGTAGCGCTCGACATCCGGGCCGCGGACGACGCGGCCTTCGCCAGGGGCGCGGCGACGCCGCAAACGGTGGCGGCGGACGAGCTGGCGCTGCGCGACCTGCAGGAATGGCTGGACGGCGAGAGCCCGGAGCGCCTGCCCGACGAGGCCCGCGCCATGGCCCGGCAGATGCTGGACGATGCCGAGGCCGAGGCCGAGCTGAGCGCGGTGATCGACGCCTGCACGTTGGGCGACAGGACCGGGGGGCGCGCCGATGGCTAGCCTCTTCGACTGCCTGCAATCCGCGATGAATGCCGGGATGGTGAACCGGACGCTGGCGCAGGCGGCCCAGACCGATTTCAACGACCTGGTGGCGCGGTATTCCGAGGCCTATCCGCAGCACGTCGCGCAGGCCATGGCGGCGGCGGACCTGAAGACCGCGGCGAAGAAGGCCGCGACCAGCCGCCGGCACACGGTGCTGGCGCAGCTTCAGACCATGCGGCGGAACACGGCGCTGATCTCGGCCGACGCGGACGGGCGGGGCTTTGCCCTGATCGAGCTGATGGAAGGCAAGGAGGGCACCGGCAACACCTTCGAATCCGTGCGCTTTACCCGCGATGCACTGAAGCGTCAGTTCACCGGCATGATCCGCGAGGCACTGGCCACCCACGGCACCAACATCCGCGGCCAGGTCCGCAACCCCGTGCGCCTGAAGGAGCTGGTGCGCGAGCTGCACGGCGAGGCGAGCGGCAGCGTCGAGGCGAAGCGGATGGCCGACGCGGTGCGCGCGGCGCAGACCCGGGCGCGCACGCTCTTCAACGCGCATGGCGGGGACATCGGCGAACTGGCCGACTTCGGCCTGCCGCATGTGCACGAGACCGGCAAGGTCCGGGCCGCGGGCTTCGACGCCTGGGCGGCGATGGTGCGCGACCGGCTGGACTGGCACCGGATCGAGGACGCGAGCACCGGCAAGCGGTTCACCTCGATCCCCGGCGGGCGGCCGCAGCGCGCCGCGGCGGACCGGTTCCTGAAGAAGGTCTACGACAGCATCACCTCGCGCGGGCTGAACGACATGGAGCCGTCCATGGGCGCCGGCGGCAGGTCGCTGGCGAACCGCCGGGCGGATGCCCGCGTCCTGCATTTCCGCGACGCCGATGCGTGGATGGAATACAACGACCGCTTCGGCGGAACCGACCCGTTCCGGTCGATGGTCAGCCACCTCGAGGGGATGGCGCGGGACATCGCGCTGATGCGGGTGCTGGGGCCGAACCCGAAGGCGGGGATGGAGCACGCCGCGCAGGTCGCCGCCAAGGCGCAGCAGGTCCGCTTCGACACCGCCCGCGCCGCCGCCGGCACCGATGCGAAGAAGCTGGAGCGGGTGGCGAAGGACCAGAGCCGGGCCGAGCGCGCGCTGGTCCGGCGTGCGAAGCGAGCCCGCGCGATGCTGAGCCACGCGACGGGCAGCGGCAGCGTGCCCGAGGACGAGGCCTGGGGTATCTTCCTTGCAGGAACGCGCAACCTGCTGACCGCCGCGCAGCTGGGCGGCGCCTTGCTGTCGAGCGTCAGCGACATGTGGACCATGCGCATGGCCGCCCGCAGCGTCGGCATGGGCGGCGGCAAGCCCCTCGCGCGGGCCATCGACCTGATGAAGAGCCAGGCGACGCGCGAGACCGCGGCGCAGATGGGCTATGTCGCCGACACGCTGGCGAACGCGGGTTCGGCGAGCGCGCGGTACATGGGCGAGGTCTGGTCGCCCGAGATCACCAGCCGGATCACCGACGCGGTCATGCGTGTGCAGGGCCTGAGCTACTGGACCGACATGAACCGGATCGCGTTCCAGATGGAGTTCTCCGGCTACCTCGCCGCGAACGCGGCGCGGGGCTTCGATCAGATCGACGCGCCGCTGCGGCGGGTGCTGGCGGGCCGCGGCATCACCGCCGCCGACTGGGACGCGATCCGCGACCCGGCGGCAGCCTTCACCGCGCCGAACGGGGCGAAGTTCATCGCGCCGCTGCACTGGCTGGAGAACACCAGCCTGAACCGTGCCGAGGCCGAGGGGCTTTCGATCCGCCTGCAGGGCCTCATCGAGGAGCAGATGGAATTCGCCGTGCCCAGCGTGAGCTGGGAAGGCCGGGCGATGATCATCGGCGAGACCAAGGCGGGCAGCCTGCCGGGTGAGCTCATGCGGTCGCTCGCGATGTACAAGTCGTTTGGGCTGTCCGTGCTGCTGAACCAGATCCGGCGCTTCAACGCGCAGCCCACGGGGGTTAAGCGCGCGGCCTATGCCGCATCGTTCATGACGGGCCTGACCCTGCTCGGTGCGGTCGGCGTGCAGCTGAAGGAGATCGCCAAGGGCCGCGACCCTCGCCCGATGGACGACGCGACCTTCTGGGGTGCGGCGTTCCTGCAGGGCGGCGGCGTCGGCATCTTCGGCGACTTCCTGTCCGATACCGTCAGCCGCGCGGGCGGCGGTTTTGCCGAGACCGTGGCCGGCCCGGTGGTCGGCCTCGCCTCGGACCTGGGCGTGGCGGCCGGCTCCAACCTCGCGCGCGCCGTGCGGGGCGAGGATACGCTGATCGGCCGCGACGTGGCGAACCTGCTGCGGCGGTACACGCCGGGCACCAGCCTGTGGCAGATCCGCGCCGCGCTCGACCGCATCCTCTGGGACAACCTGCAGGAGATGCTGGACCCCGAGGCGCGGCAGGCGATGCAGACGCAGGAGGCGAACCGCCGCCGCGCGAACCGCAACGAATCGTGGTGGGAGCGCGGCGAGACGCTGCCCTACCGGGCGCCGGATTTCGGGAACGTGGTAGGAG